AAAAGCAATTTCTAAATGCTCATTATCGCTAGAAATATTGAATTCTTGTTTTAGTTCTTGTAAAGCAGAATGTATGCTTTCAAGTTTTATTTTATTAACTCTGTTTAAATATTCTTGATCGGTTTCTATATATGTTTTAATACTCATTTCTGTACCTCTCTTAATTTATTTAATGTTTCTTTTGCTTCTTGATAAAAATGCAAATCATCGGGCATACAGGTAGCTATTCCTTCTGCATAATCACAATTAAAACAATGATCTAAAGACTTGCTTTTATCTTGCATATTTCTATTAAAATTAATATCTGCACTCCCACAACTAGCACAGACTTCTATTCCTTCCTCTACTATTTCTGTATATGTATAGTTACTCATTCTTGCACCTCTTCCAAATCCCCTAAATGACTTTTACCTTCAACAATTTGTTTTATTTGGTCTGATAGCCAATATATTGAGCAATAAGGATTATTTTTATTTGCTTTGCATAAACTAATTATTTCTTTAATCATTTCCTCTTTACTCATTTCTGCACCTCTACTATATCGCCTTTACTTTTGGCTCTTTGTTTAATTGCTTCTATCCTTTGCTTATCGTTGGTTATATGTACGACTGCACCAGGTTTGCTTTTATTGGTTATTATTAGTTTCATTTGTTTACCCCATATTTATATTTTCTATTAAGCTGTAAAGCTTTTAAATTGTTTGCATAAGTATCTATAACATCATTTGGATAATCATTTTTAATAGCATGGTTTAAAATGCTTTTATGTTTGTTTATCTCTTGGCTAAGATCGTTTAAAGTCTTTGATTTATCTATATTATAAAAATACATTATTTCTCCTTATCGTTTAGTATTAGCGCTACGCCATAAAGACATATCGCCATAAAGATTAATATTGGTAATATTTGCAAGTCCATTATCTTTCCTCGCTGTCTCTTTCTACAGTAAATGTTGCTACAGCATTTCCGTTAACGTCGTTTGATTTACCATAATCACTTATTTCAATTCTTGGTAATATGTTTTTTAGTATTTTCTCAACTTCTGAATATTCAAAAGTTGGTTTTTCTGAGTCCTCGCAATAATTCCAAAAAGCGGAATTACCTGTGTCTATATCTATAGTTATTTTCATTTATGCTACCTCCTCTAATAAAATATTATCAATATCAGTTATTAATTCAGCGTTGAGCTGTTCTAGTTTTTCAAGCCCTATATTCTTTTTTAACCAATATTGAACTTGTGAGGGTTTAAGATCATAATCAATGGCATTAAATTCTAAAAATGCCTGAATAATAATTGATCTTTTTTGTTTGTAAGTATTGGCGGATATATAACGCGTTGAATACTTATTAAAATATTCTTGCCCGTAATCGCCATTTAAAAACATAGTAAAATATCTTCTTACTACATGATTTGGATTTTTTAATAACTCGTCAAAGTCATTAAAGTCAGTTTTTAATTTATTTATATTTTTCATTTGGTTTATCTCCTTTAAATAAAATTAATATATATCACTCTTACTATTATCCACACAAATAAACACATTTCAACAAAAATACATAAAAATATTTAATTAATTTACAAAAAACGGATAAAAAAGCGTTAAAAAGGCATAAAAGAGCTATAATTAATCGGATTATGGAACAAAAAACGAAAGGAAAACCAGGCAGAAAAAAGATTATTATAGATGCTGAACAAGTAGAAATGTTGGCGTCACAGGGCTTAGGGATCATGGATATTTGTAGAACTCTCGGTATTGGTTGGGATACATTCAATAAAAACAGAAAGCGTAAAAAGGAAATTTCGGACGCATTAGAGAGAGGAAAAGCTAAAGGAATGAAGGTTGCTACATTTAAATTAATGGAACAAATACACGAGGGCAACTTCCAAGCAATACAATTCTATTTAAAAAATAGAGCGCCCGATGATTGGAGCGACCGCCAAGAAGTAAATCACAATATAAATCTCAAAGACGCACTCAGCCACGCACAGACACGCATGAAAGTTATTAACCATCAAGAAACAGAACAACTGTCACTAAAAGATGTTGATAAATAATCCAGGCACGCGTGCAAGCATGCACGCAAGCGCGCTTTTCTGTGCGTTTATGCAAGATATGAATTTTACCCCCCCCTTTGCGTGTGCGTGGGTGGTGCGATATATATATACACTATGCAGAAATTTTTTTAGGTAATTTTTTTAAGAGGAGAAAAATATGATTCCATTTCCAAACAAAAAGTACAACATTATATATGCTGATCCACCTTGGCAATTTAAAACTTATTCTGAAAAAGGCAAAGAAAAAAAATCCGCTGAAAATCATTATGACTGCATGAACATAGAAGATATATACGATTTACCAGTACAAGACATTGCAGATGATGATTGTGTGCTTTTGTTGTGGGTAACTTACCCTTTGTTAAAAGAAGGATTGCAAACAATAGAGGAATGGGGATTTACTTATAAAACGTGTGGGTTTAGTTGGGTAAAAAAGAATAAAAAAGCAGATAGTTTCTTTTGGGGTTTAGGTTATTGGACAAGAGCAAATAATGAGATATGTTTGTTAGCAACTAAAGGTAAACCAAAAAGAGTTTCTAAATCAGTTCATCAAATTATTTATGAGCCTATTGATAAACACTCAAAAAAGCCAGGTGTTGTAAGAGAAAGCATTGTAGAACTTTGTGGTGACTTACCAAGAATAGAATTATTTGCAAGAGAAACCTTTGATGGTTGGGATAGTTGGGGTAATGAAGTATGAAATACAAACCAGAAGAAGAAAAGCTATTGATGACCGAACTATGGTCGCCTGTTATTAAAGATAACCCATTAAATTTCGTCAAATTCGTGTTTCCTTGGGGAATGAAGGACACCCCCCTCGAAGAATTTAAAGGGCCAAGAAAGTGGCAAGAAAAAATTTTGCGAGAAATGACAATACACATTCAACGTAATGGTATTAAAGATTTACCAGAGATGTTTAGAATGGCGGTAGCATCAGGTCGTGGTATTGGTAAATCAGCTTTGGTTGCTTGGATTATTTTATGGATGTTATCAACCAGACTAGGATCAACAGTAATTGTCACAGCTAACACAGAACAACAGCTAAGAAGTAGAACATGGGCTGAGCTTGGTAAATGGCTAACTCTATCTTTAAACTCTCATTGGTGGTCAAAAACCGCAACCACCATAAAACCAGCAGCTTGGTTTGACGAGGCGTTGGAGAGAGACTTAAAAATAGATACAGGTTATTACTATGCACAAGCACAGTTGTGGAGTGAGGAAAACCCAGATGCGTTTGCAGGCATCCATTCATCATACGGTGTATGTTTAATTATGGATGAAGCATCAGGTATTCCCGCTCCAATTTATTCTGTATCAGAGGGATTCTTCTCCGAACCAACCCCAAATCGTTTTTGGTTTACCTTCTCAAACCCAAGAAGAAACCAAGGGCCATTCTATGATTCGTTCCACAGCGCAAAAGCATTTTGGAAAAACGAACAGATAGACTCACGCACGGTCGAGGGAACTGACAAAGACCTCTTTACCAAAATGATTGAGCAGTACGGAGAAGATTCTACTGTTGCGCGCGTGGAGGTGATGGGCGAGTTTCCAACCGCAGATGATGATACTGTCATACCTATGGAACTAATCAAAAGCGCAGTTGATAGAGATGTTGCACTCGCAGCTAGTGAGCCAATCATTTGGGGACTAGATGTAGCAAGATTCGGTGGTGATAATTCCGCCCTATGCGTGCGTCAAGGAAACCATGTATTAGAAATACAATCATTCCCATCTATGGACTTGATGCAACTATGCGGTGTGATTAAAAATCGTTATGACGATGCAACTGCAATAGAAAGACCACAAGAGATACTCGTTGATGTTATTGGTTTAGGCGCAGGCGTAGTTGATAGACTAGCCGAGCAAAACTTACCCGTGCGTGGGATCAATGTCGCAGAAGCACCATCTACGAAAAAGAATTATTTAAACTTGCGTGCGGAGCTGTGGTTTGCAATCAAAGATTGGCTCTCACATAGAGATTGCAGATTACCAGAAGATAGTGAATTAGAAGCAGAACTTGCTTCCCCCTTATATAAATATACTTCTAGTGGTAAAATAAAAATTGAAAGCAAAGACGAGATGCGTAAACGAGGTATCAAGTCACCAGATAAAGCAGATGCACTTGCATTAACAATGGCAAGTAGCGCTGCAAGTTTTAGTGGAAGTAGTAGTCATTTTGGTTATAATTTCAGACAACCACTAAAATCAAG